AAAGTGGCAAATCCGAAGTTCTATCCAATGTGCTCGCGGCAATGATGGTTATCTTGCCAAAACTTGCGAAGGTTTACCCAACATGGTTAAGCAAGTTTGATAAGGGGTTTTGGTGTGGTGTATTTGCGCCAACTGAAGACCAAGCGGACACGGTGTTTAGCAGGATAGTAAATCGCCTTACAAGTGACCACGCTTTAGACTTCCTACTTGACCCTGAGATTGATGACAAGGCCATCTCTGGTGGTACTCGGGGTAAGGGAAAGATAATCTCTCTTAAGAAGTCTGGGTCTCTCTGCCGTATGCAGACTTGTAACCCTAAGGCCAAAATTGAGTCTAAGACTTACCACTTCGTGCTGATTGACGAAGCACAGGAGGCCGATGAGTTTGTCATTACTAAGTCTATTAAGCCCATGCTGGCGTTTAATAACGGAACCATCATGCTCACAGGAACTGCCAGTAGGTACAAATCTTACTTCTATAAAATGATCCAGTACAACAAGAGGCGGATTAACCAGGGGCGTAGGAACATACGGGATTGCCATTTCGAGTATGACTACAAAGTTGCATCAAAGTACAATACTAACTATGGAAAATTCATCTCTAAAGAGAAACTCAGAATCGGAGAGGATTCAGACGAGTTTCAAATGTCCTATTGCAACCGATGGATGTTGGAAAAAGGAATGTTTGTTACCGAGGAACGCATGGAACGGATCTATGACTCCTCCATGCCTATCGTTAAGCAGTGGTGGAGAACACCTGTCGTTGTGGGAATTGACGTTGCGAGGTCCAACGACAGCACAGTTGTAACCGTTGTCTGGGTGGATTGGGATCATGCTGACCCCTTTGGGTTTTACGAGCACCGAATCCTTAACTGGTTGGAGATAAACAACGAGGAGTGGGAAAACCAATACTTTGAGATTATTGACTTTCTAAAGAACTATGACGTGTTTAGAATTGCCGTGGATGCTCAAGGCGTTGGTGGGGCTGTGGCGGAGCGCCTAAAGATATTGTTGCCAGACATCGAAGTGTTCCCAATGAACTCAGACTCAAAGAACCAAAACGAGCGCTGGGTGCACTTAACTGAGTTAATCCAAAGGGAGCAATTAGTGATCCCTGGGCATTCTAAGGCCCGCCGAACACGTAACTGGAAGCGGTTTAACCAGCAAATGAACGACTTGGAGAAGGTGTATCGTGGCCCATACCTTCTGGCTGAGGCCCCAAATGAGAAGGGGGCATTTGATGACTACCCAGATTCCCTTGCCTTGGCATGTGCCATGACAGTTCATGATACTATGCCTACGGTACAAGTTGGCGAGAACCCCTTCTTCAATTAGTGATATTCTTAAAGAAACCCTTATCTATGAGGAGTAATTCATGACAGTAGCACCAGCACCACAGTTCCCAGAGCGGGACGCGAACATCTTCGAGCGCAATATGGCTCCGAGCATCCCTGGAAACAAAGGACCTCTTCGTTTTGAAGAGGGAGTGGCCACCGATACTGATGTCCCTAATGACTTTGCTAAGGGTGCCTACTCGGATACTGCCCCCTCGTCAATGCGGATGAACCATAACAACCCAGAGATGTTCTACAAGCATGCCGCCGACACAATGCGCGAACGCGCCCATGTCGGTTCTGCTTCGTGGATTGAAGCCCCATCGGTGCTCTCAGAGTTTGTTGAGGGTGCAATTGCAGGTGATGACATGCCGAAGTGGGAGTATTCCTACAACGACGGTGGTCACATGAACCGTCCAAACGCAACAGTCGTCTACGACTAAACATGTCCGAGGACACTGGCGACAGTGCTTCTTCTGACGGGAACAGCAGCGAAGTAGACCCAACACCACTGCTGAACTCATCAGTGGGGGGACAGACCTACGCACCAACGACGGATGCGGAGATTGCCCAACAGGGAATGCTTCCTGCGAACCTATATGAGAGTAGGGCGGGAATCTTCTTGTCAGCAGTTATGACTACGCCCCCTCCGTATGCTAGAGAGAGCCGACATCCCTTTGTGCTTACCTCATATCTTAAATCCACTACGGGTGCTTCGGTGTACCAACCAACTGGTTATGCAGTAAACAAGGCGTTGTCTGGGAACGAACAACTTAGCCAGGAGCAGTTTATTGCGGACAACACCACACCTATTGGTGGGGATCCTGTTGATGATTCTTTCTCGAAGCAAGGGCCCGCTGTGGACAGTAACCCTAGGGATGTCGCCCGCCCAGATCAGGCAGGCAGGCTTACAAAGGAAACAGATCTACGTCGTAGGGCAATACACGTATCCAAGGGTCGTATAGACCAATATGATTACCAGTAGGATGTAGACCTAATGGCTAAGAAAACGTGGGTCGAGGACAACTTAGCGCAAGTGTCCGTTCGGGATATAGAGAAGGTGAACCTTCCTAAGGCACAAGCACTCTTTAGTGATGTTTCTAGGAACACGGCTCACCCTCAGGGGCGAAGATACCCCATTACCAGCAAAACTCGTCCAGGGGAAGTAATGATGGGGTCGGATGACCCAAGTTTCTTGTCATCTAGTGTTAAGTTTGACAAAGGCATCAATAGTGCAGATCCTGTAGTGAGTAGGGTTAGGCAGAAGGGCATGTATGCAATGCCCGCTGGTAATTTTGAAAGTGCGGATTGCTGCAAAGACAAGACTGCTGGGTGTGCAGCGGCGTGTTTAAACACCACAGGGCGTCTTGGGCTCCACACGGCTACCCAGTTAGCACGAACTAAAATGCTTTCTGAACACCCCGCTGAGTCTTTGGCCCTTCTTGCTCACGAGGCCCATAACCACTTTGAGAACACTATAAGACAGGGATTCCTACCAGCATTACGTCTTGATGGCACATCAGAGTTGCACATTGACGAGATGGACGCTGGAGACTACATCTTTGGTGGACAAGGTGGTGAGTACCAAAAAACAAGGACTGAACGAGGTCCTCTAAGAGGACTACCACAGGCTGTGGGTAGTGAGTACGGGAAGCGTCATGCTAAGGGTGCTCTTTCTGGGCCTACCCCTAGATCAAGGCAGTCTAATGTTACTAGGGTTGCTAGTTGGAGTGAGGGCTTAACAAAGGATCGTGCAGTGGAGATAACAAGCGAAGGCTTGGACATCGCAACCCCAGTGACCAACTTTGGGTCATCTATTGACAGTTTAGGGAAAAAACCACTCCCATCGCACATTGAGATGCAGTTTTCTAGGGGTGGTAGCGGACTAATCTTGCCAGCAGTTAACTATGATGAGCATGATGCTGTTGGGGTAAGAAGGCAGACCGGGGCGATGGGTGTACTTCGCGCTAAATCTCCTGGTTTTGGAGCAGTGGGTGCGGGGGCTCCTGGTAGGAAAGATTCTTTCTTGAGGGAACACCCAGCAGTTCCTGTAAAACTTTCAGCATCAAGACATGTAAGCAGACAGCAAGTAGGAGAACAATGAGTCCTGAAACTGCCACCATTCTCGCCGCCGTCGCCGCACCAGTACTGGGTGGTCTTGGGTGGCTTGCCGTTAATTTGCGTATGGAGTGGAAAGTGTTCAGAAATGAGAACCACGAAGACCATGGTCGTGTTGTGGCTGCGCTTGATGAAAACAATGCTGAGATTAAGCGAACTAATGTTGAAATTACTAAACTAGGTGATAGATTAAATGGCCATATAGATTGGCATGTTAAAGGAAAGAAGTAAATTATGCCAAAAGTTGTAGCCAAGAAACCAGTAGCCAAGAAACCAGTAGCCAAGAAACCAGTAGCCAAGAAACCAGTAGCCAGAAAAGTTGCTTGGGATTACATAGTTCCTGTTAAACTGCCTGCTGACCTTAAAGGAGTTACCCCTGGAAAACTGCCCGAACACCTACTCGTCCCCGCTGTTGGTGGAGGAAAACTACACCACATCGCCGCAATCGCATGGGCAGCAATGGTTGCCAAAGCCAAAACAGATGGAATCATACTCAAACCCACGTCATCTGGCGACTGCTATCGCAGTTACGCATCACAACTGGCGGGCTTCAAACAGCGCTACCAACTGGCACCGATTGCAGGCACAAGCACTAAATCGTTTGAAGGAAGCACCTGGTATCTAAAAAAAGGCATGGCAATGCTTGCCACACCAGGACGGAGTCAACATAACCTTGGTATTGCTGTTGATGTTCATTCCGCTTCGGAACCCAAGAGGCTTGCTTGGTTAGTTGCCAACGTTAAAACATTTGGCTTTTCATGGGAGGTTGTCCCTTCTGAGCCGTGGCATCTACGCTATGTTTGTGGGGACAGTCTGCCTCCAGCAGTTGCTGCGTTCAAAGGCCAAGGTTAGTTGCTTCACTAACGCTTGACAACCCTACTTAAGGTAGGGTAAGGTACACAACCGAGGAACAAAAGGTGGTAGGATGAAGTCACATCAACTTGAACGTGTCATCTTCTTTTTGCGCAAGGTATACCCAGGGCAAATGGACATTGACGAGTTATTTGGTTTGATTGAAATTCTTACCCTTGAGATACAAAGGTTGGACAAAAAGAATGCCAAAAAGTAGTTTCGTAGAAGACCTAAAGGTAGACCTTGCTCCCGCTAAACAGTGCGGTGTCGAGAGGGTTAGATCTCAAATGGGTGCAGACGATAGAACTGCTCTTGATGCTGCTTTTGAAAAAATTAGGGACAAGAACTCATCATACAAATCGGTACAAACAACGGGTGGGTACACGTACAAATGGTTACATGACGTGCTAACCAAGCATGGGCATGTAGTCTCCATCAGATCAGTAACCAAACATAGTAGAAAGTTGTGTGCTTGCGATGTCAATTAAACAAGAACTACAAGTTGGACCACCACAAAGTGCAAAAGAAGTCCTTGGGAAACTTGCTGATTTATTGGCAAGACAGAACATTGACATTAATGAGATAGGAGATATAACACGAGTTTCGTTGTACCAAAGCATCACGAAGAATGAGGCGGGCGAAGCAGAGATCCACGACCTTGCTGGTATGCAATTTAAGTTTAGTCCTAAGTGGGAAACTGGCCCTGAGTGGCAAGTGGTTCAGCAGGGTCCTGCAATAAAACTCCCACCGATTTCGGCCAAGACTAAGAAGGCATCTACCTTTAAGACTTGTGTTGTAGTACCTGATATTCAGATCGGGTATTACAGGGGGCGTGATGGGGAACTAGAACCAACACATGATGAGGATGCTATTCAGATTTGCCTAAAGATGATCGATGACATCAAGCCAGAAGTTATTGTTTGTGTGGGGGACAATCTAGACCTTCCTGAAATGGGGAAGTACCTTATTTACCCAGCGTTTGCTCAAACAACGCAGGCTTCCATTAACAGGGCCACATTGTTCTGTGCGGAAATGAGAGCAGCAGCACCTAACGCAACCATAGTTTGGCTTGCTGGGAACCACGAAGAAAGAATGCCAAAGTACCTGTTGGTAAATGCGGGAGCCGCTTATGGGTTGCGCAAAGGTAACACCCCAGACTCTTGGCCAGTTCTTAGTGTTCCATATCTTTGCAGGATGGAAGAGTTTGGTGTGGAATACCGCCCAGGATATCCTGCTGCTGATTATTGGATTAATGAGAAACTTAGAATCATTCACGGTGATCGAGTTAAGTCATCTGGTTCTACCGCCCACATTTATCTCAACCAAGAAAAGACATCGGTTATCTATGGACATATCCATAGGATTGAGACAGCCTTTAAGACACGTGAGGACTTTGATGGCCCTCGCACAATCATGGCAGCGTCCCCAGGGTGCCTTGCTAGGATTGATGGCGCTATTCCCTCAACACGAGGGGGTGTTGACTTAGACGGAAGACCTTTGACTCGTTATGAGAACTGGCAACAGGGAGTTGGTGTGGTCACCTACGAAGATACAGATGCTCATAGATTTAGTTATGACGTGACACCAATCTACAATGGCTGGGCCATGTACAACGGCAAAGAGTACCAAGCAAAACAGTCATGATGCCACAGGTGCTGTATGCAGCAAGGTTGCTGGCGTTTATCTGTTGGCGTGACAATCAGACAGAGAACAACTGGCGCATCTATATGGAAGCCCGCGATGCCCTAAGACTACTTGATCTATGACAACAATTATAGCCGTTCAAGGAGATGGTTTCGCTGTTATAAGTGTGGACTCTAGGATTTCACGTAGTTACTTTGGGGGAGCATCCATACAGACAGCCACCCTAAAAGATGGTTCAAGCAAGGTGGCCCCTAACGGAAAATATCTACTTGGTGCTGCTGGCGATGTGCGGGCGATTAACATCATTCAGCATGTATTCCAACCACCGACACCCCCACCAAACCTCAAGGGTAAAAAACTTGACCAGTTCTTTACGGCCAAATTTATACCAGCACTTAGAGAGTGTTTTGACGCACAAGGATATTCTGTTCCTGATATTGAAGATAAGGAACATATCGCTGAGCAGGGTTCCGCAATCCTCGTAGTAATAAATGGGACCATTTATATTGTGGACAGTGATTACTCGTGGTCATCTGATTCCTATGGACTTTATTCGGTAGGTTCTGGGTCTGACTATGCTTTGGGGGCCATGCAGATATTGACACATAACAAAAAACAGACTATCCAGCAGGCGAAAACGAACGCTATAAAAGCCCTTATTGTGACTGCTAGGTATGACCCCTATACGGGACCTCCCTTTCACACCTTTGTCCAAGAGCAGGATGGAAACAGGAAAACTGCAAAACCTGTATAATCGAGTATCCAACAAGCAAAGGACATATCTATGGCTACAGCAAACCAGACAACAGACCAGGCAACAAAGGGCGGTGTTTTAGGCATTGTCACATATCTAGGCATCAAGTACAGCGTTGACCCAGCACTTCTCGCCATGTCTTTGCCCCTCATTGCCGCAGGCCTTGCGTGGGTTTCAACCAGAATTGGTGACCCAACTGTTGCCGCATTCTTTGGGGATAAGGGCTGTAAACCAGTCAGCATTAGCATCACCAAGGCACCTGCAAAAAAGGCACCTGCAAAAAAGGCACCTGCAAAAAAGAAGTAGTATCTTATCAACCCCTCTTATGTTGATAAGGAATAACTAATGCCTGTTGACTTCTGGTCTCCCTCCTACAGAGCCGCTTCCAGCGACTTAACTGTTGCGATCTCCCCGTTAGGTCTAGTTGAACTGGCTGACGAGGAATTTGAGGTTCACGGCCCACGTCTAAACAGGTACTCTGCTGCGTGGGCTTGGTACTTGGGGCATCACTGGAGCCATCGTAGGGAAATGGGTGATAACAACATCACCCTTAACTACGTTAGGACAATGGCCGATTTCATTACTAACTTCTGCTTTGGTAAGGGGATTCAGTTCAAGGTCCCTGAGGCAAACCAAGCAATTATCCCGCACCTACTCCATGAGGTCTGGGATAACCACAACAACAAGCATTACCTGTTGTGGCAAATTGGACAACTTGCCGGTGTTTGTGGTGACGCTTTTGTGAAGATTGCGTTTGATGAACCTTACGCAGATCCAACAGGGATGGTGCACCCAGGACGAATTAGAATCCTTCCGTTAAACCCAGCCCACTGCTTCCCCGAGTATCACCCCCATGACAGGGAGAGGTTGCTTAGATTTAAACTGAAGTACAGGTTCTGGGGCACATCACCAGAAGGAACTCGTCAGGTCTACACCTTTACGGAAATCCTTACGGACGATAATGTACAGCAGTTCATCAACGATGAACTAATCGACCAGTATGAGAACCCATTGGGCATGGTTCCTATTGTCCACATCCCCAATGTCACCATCACATCATCCCCTTGGGGTCAGTCCGACATCTGGGACATTATTCAACTGAACCGTGAACTGAACGAAAAGATGACTGAGATTTCGGACATCATTAACTATCACGCCGCCCCAGTAACAATCATCACGGGCGCTAAAGCAAGTCAGTTGGAGCGTGGTCCTAAGAAGGTTTGGGCTGGGCTTCCTAAAGATGCGCAGGTGTTTAACCTAGAGTCCAAGGGGGAAATGGCTGGTGCTCTAGAATATGTGCAACTTATTAAGAGAGCGATGCATGAGATTACTGGTGTCCCTGAAACAGCCCTTGGGCAATTCCAGCCAGTGTCTAACACCAGCGGTGTTGCTCTAGCAATTCAATACCAGCCTTTGATGAACCGTTACCAGATGAAGAAGATTCACTTTACAAATGGGTTGGAGAAATTAAATGAGATTATTATCCGCACTGCGTCGGTTTTCCTTCCAGAACTTCTCATTTACAACCCATCAGAGTCTGCCGCCCCAGAGGCTTCAATGCTCACACAGTTGGATCCTAGAGACCCAAACACGTATAAAACAACAATCCATTGGCCTCAACCGCTGCCAGTTGACGAACTCATCAAACTTAATGAGGTGCAGTCAAAGATGGCCCTTGGGCTAGAGTCCAAGCGTGGGGCGCTACAACTACTTGGCGAAGAATTCCCCAATGAGAAGATGCTTGAGATCTTTGAGGAACTCCGTGATGATGCTATAGACCAGGGTGCACTAGACATGATTAGGGCTCAAATAGGCCAGGCGGTCATGATGGCGACTGGTTTACTCCCCTCAACAGGCGGTCTCGAAAACGTCTCCGCTGGAGGTGATAGTGTTAGTACAGCAGGCAGTCCTCAAGGGGGCGGTGTGCTTCCAGGAACTAGTGTTAATCCAGTTGAAATGGATTTAATAAACCAAATAACAAGCAAGGCATACGGAGCCAGGTTCGCCCAGCGCCGTATACCTGACGAAAATTAAGCGAACCACACGTTTACATTACCTAAGTTAATATAAGCCCAACAACATCTAGGAGATAAATATGCCAAAGACAGTGGAAGATACCGTAACCATCCCCGCAATTGCGCTTGATGCGTTTAACGCAGAAGCGAACCAAACCCAGCAGAGCCCCCCACCAAAAGGTCGGGTCTTCTCCGAGGACGAGGTCGAGGCAATTCGCAAGCAGGAAAAGGACAAACTCTACAAGCGTATTGAAGAGTCCGACATCCGCACAAAGACATTGGAAGATCAGATTTCAGTCATTGCAAAAGAGCGGGAAGCGTCTATTAACGCCGCTAAAGACCTCGTGCGCAAGGAAGAGGAAGTCCGTCATCAGCGTGAGTTTGATGAGTTAAGTTCCAAGGAACTGCTAAAGCGCACAGAAGATGACTTCAACACCAAGATCAAGGACATTGACAAGGTGTGGCAGGAGCGCTTTGCTGGCATTGAGCAGGAGCGCCAAGCATCCCAAGCCCTCCTTGAAAAGGAGCAGCAACTACGGGCGGTTGAGGTTTACCGTCAGCGCCGCTTGACGGAGGCCCAAGAGAACATCATCCCAGAACTGCTTGATTTGGTCTCTGGTAACACCCCTGAGGAGATTGACGCCTCTGTGGAAATCCTTAGCCAGCGCAGTGCTGCTATAATCGAAAGTATCCAGCAAACGACTCAACCGAGTCGTGTTAGAGGAACGGTTGTTTCGCAGCCACCTGTTGGACCAATGGAGACCCAAACGGAATACCAAACGTTGAATGCGGATGACATCCGAAACATGACCATGGACCAGTATGTTAAAATGCGTGACAGGCTTTTGAGTTCACGACCCAAGGGTCGTTTTTAGTAAGGCAAGTAATTTAACCGATACGTAACCCCGGAGGTTATCCATGGCACTACCAGCACCAGTAGGTGGAGCAATCACAGGAGCAGGACTTGGTTCAATCACAACCACGGGCTACTCAAGCGATGCAACCCTTTCCCCAGCAATTCAACAGATTTGGTCAAAAGAGATTTTGTTTCAGGCAATGCCTGTTCTCCGCTTTGAGCAATTCGCCGTCAAGAAAACAGAACTCGGCGTACAGCCTGGTTTGACAATCAACTTCATGCGTTACAGCAACCTCGCAACGGATGAGGACACAGGTGCAACCTTGACTGAAGGTGTGCGTATGGAGCCAGTCGCTCTGTCTGCATCACAGATTCAGATCACAGTTGGCGAACAAGGCCAGGCCCTTGCCGTAACCGAACTGTTGCTCAACGCTTCGTTCGATGACGTGATGGCTTCGTCCAGTCGTTTGCTCGGTCGTCACATGGCACAGTCCATGGACATCCAAGCGCGTAACACGCTGTACAAGACAGCCATTCCATTCGGTGGTGGTTCTGCTGTAGCAGCGAACCTCGTCTACGGTCGCAACGTCGCATCTGGTGCTCGTACAACGATCTCGCCATACGACGCTGGTACTGTTGGTACTGCCGCCGCCCCTGGCTATCTGTCCCCAGCAGCCATCAAAGATGCCGTTACGGTTCTTTCTGGCCAAAACATCCCACGCCTTGGTGATACCTACGTTTGCTTCGTTCACCCAGCACAGAGCCGCTCGCTCCGTGACTGGCCTGAATTCATTGAAGTAACCAAGTACGCTGCCCCAGGCAACTTCATGCTCGGTGAAATCGGTCGTATCTACGACGTAGTGTTCATTGAGACCACACAGGTTAAGAAGGGCCTTGACGCAACAGCGTCAACTGGCGCTATCTACGGCCTTTCAGGTGTTGATGCTGACTCAGGCACCGAAGGTGTTCAAGAGAACGCCAATGCGTACAACGCCATCATGATTGGTGACAACGCCTTTGGTCACGCCATTGCTTTGCCAGTGGAACTCCGTGATGGTGGTGTCATTGACTTCGGTCGTGAGCATGGTCTTGCTTGGTACTCCATTTGGGGTTTCGGCATGATTACCCACGAATCGCGTGTCATTCTAAACACACTCGGTGGTGCAATCGCCTGAGAATAATAATGTAGTGTTAGGGGGGGCGGAGTAACGTACTTCGTCCCCCTTTAACAACCAACAATGAGGAGAAACACATGGCAACAAAGAAAGCAATTACAGAATTTGTAGAAGACGAGGAAATTGCTGAAGTTCCCGCACCAGAACCCCTAGTCCTTACTAAGGACGAAGTGTCCGCAAGGGTTAAAGGAACTTGGACCTTGTTTTATGCCCAAGCATCATATGACTTTGTTGATGGGACACGCTACAAACTCTCACGCGATTTGTATGAGTACCTAAAGCGTTCAGGAAACATCTACGACACACTCTGAGGTTTAAATGCCAGGATTAATAGTACCCAACGCAAACGAGTATGGGGCATCAATCCAGAGCCTCGACCAGGCGGAACCAGACTCCTTAGACTTTAGTATCTTAGGAAATGCGAACTATGGTGTCCTTACTGGCTGTGACATCACCGTGTCAGGGGCCAGTGACGGAAGTGCAACTCTTACTGTAGGGGAAGTCATTATTAATGGCGCTTACGGATACCTCGGGATTGGGGCCCTTACCTTTACAGCACCTAGTGCTGACCCACGTTTTGACATAGTTGTCGCCAGCGTATCTGCTGGGGTATTCTCGTATGCAACGGTATTGGGTACTTCTGACGCAACAAACCCCGTTTTCCCAATCATTGCGTCAACACAGGTACCACTGTTTGCCCTCTACCGAAAATCTGGTGTTTCACTATCTGCAACGAGTGTGGTTGATAAGCGCAGATTTAGTAAGGCCGTTAGGACAGGCACAGCAGTCCCAACAATTGCCGCTTCCACTGGGGATACTTATGTTCGTACAGGGTCTTCTCCCGCATCTGGACAATCCACGATGTATGTGTACGTTGGAGGTCTTTGGAAAAACTTAGGGGAGTATGTTGCTCCTCCAGACCCAGAACTTCATCAGTTCTTGTTTTCTGGGCTGTGACCGAAGAGCGACTTCTTCCAGTTCCTTCTGGAACGGTTACTGACATTGTTCGTGTTAGGCGAGCACCTGTTGGGCGATTTAGGGAACAACAGCCAGCCCTTAACCAGCCAATGCAAGATACGGTTCCGGGCTCTGGGTCTGGTGACCAGTAATAAAGTAAACTAGTAGCATGGAAACTCAATACTCTGATACAGACATTACTAGGGTTACGACAATTGCTAGGAACTTTTTGCGCGACTTTCCTAAGTACTTCCAAACATCCTTTGATGCAGTTGGGCGAACATACGAGTTGGGGAACCCAAACATTGATGCGGGCTCACTGTGGGTGGGAACCTACACTACTGGTAGCCCAACAACGATCACAGCCACAACAACCGATTCTGTTTACTATTCCTTGGATTCTCGTAATGGTGTGCTGCGCTTTAATTCAACCTTGGCGGCGGGCACTAAGGTTCTGGTAGAAGGTTATTACTACGAATGGGTAATCCCCACCGATTTGACCTTTTACGCAAGGCAATCCATTACCCAGCATGTCTATAACTTAGACCTACCCTTTAGTAATATGGCCCAAATTGTCATAGACACTATTGGGATGCATACGGTTGTTGAGGCTTTGTGGGGGTTAATGACGGAGTTCAGTCGAGACATTGATGTCACTACCTCAGAGTCAATTCATATTCCCGCCAGTCAACGGTTTAGGATGGTTCAAAGCCTTCTAGAGTACTGGATGAATGCCTACAACAAGCAGGCTAGGGCGCTTAACATTGGTGTTGAGAAGATTGAAATGCTTAGTTTGCGCCGAGTGTCCAGAAGCACTGGAAGATTAGTTCCTCTCTACAAGGAGCGCGAACTCAATGAGTATGGCCCAGTTACCCAGGTGTTCCCTGAAATTGGTAAGGGGGATCTACAAATTGCGGAAGTTGAGGAAGAAATTCGTGAAGATGTTTATATCGACCTAGAACCAGTCACTGGGTTTTCTTCCGCTGCATTGTTAGGTTTCTAAGCGTATGGACCCACGAAGGGAACTTACCCATATTCGGAAGAACTACAGGCAGTACCACAGGACCATAGGTGAGTTCATCGTCTGGTTTCCATATATTAAAACGGGTACTGACGGGGTTGTATACGATGACATCTATGATGAGGGTAATTACCTTACAGGCGGTAAGACTTACGAAACTGGGATAAGTGTTCCTGTTTTGATGATTACCGAAACTGAAGATACCAAGAGGGCAATTCCTGAAGGTCGTCAGCCAGTACAAGTAGTTAACGTCGTTATGTCTATAGAAGACATGCGCACTGCTGGAGTTCCAGAACCGTTTGAGTACCAGAGGCATTTAAATGACATGTTCTTCTACGACGCCAGGTATTACTCTGTGTCCATGTACCGTGTAAGAGGGCGGGCAAAAGACGACGTTCTCGTAGTGGTTGAAGGGCTTGAGGTCTATATTGACCAGGAAATGGTTAACGATCCAGGCCCAATGCCTATGGCGGTGCAGAGCCATCCGTGGCCCGCTAATTTCCCTATCTTAACCTGATAGAATATAGAGGCTTGACGTGCGTCAAGTAAACATCGCCTAGAACTAAGGAGCCCTCTTGAAAGGTAAACGACCTAGTTCTACCCCGATTGTAAAAGGGACGCCCTTCCCCGTTGCCTACCTTATGGATTTCTTTCTAAACATGGAGACAATCCTTTCAGAGACTGTAAGTGATGCCATGACCACTGAGGTCAAGCGCTTACGAAAAGAACTTCCAGCCATTGAGCCTGAGTACAAAACCCTGGCTAAAGACTTTGACATCATGTGGGATCAAAAAGAGATGATAATGAGTTATGGAGTCGGTGGGGATTCCAAATACCGCGCAGGCGAACTGGAGTATGGGACGCCAGAAACCCCCGCTAAATCTATAATCCGTAAGATCGCCATTTACCCAGCGTTGGCAGGGCAGGTTAGTGATAACTTGGATAAGGTTCTAGTACGAAGGACTAAGCAGTCGTGAAAACAGGGTTCATCCTTGCCGAGGACGAGGCGGTAAAACTACGGTTTAGTAACCTCACGGTGCGTGATGACAAGAATTCCGCCCGCCCAATAGGTGTGTACTTCAGGTACCCAGAAGCCGAGACGGAGCGGGACTACCCGTTCATAACCATAGAACTCATTGATGTCCTACACGCGACTGATAGGCAACACTCTGATAACCCTATCTATGCGGACACCCAAACAGAGATGGGGAACGACTCTAGTTACTTCACTTATTGGCCTAGCGAGAAAAGTGATGTTACTGGTCCAGTTCCCACTACCTTAGGGTTTGGGAACAATGATAGGTTCCAAATAGCAGACCCATTTATCCCAGTTGACCTTTTGTACCAAGTTTCTACCTACTGTAGAAGCGCCCTTCACGACAGGCAACTTACTTCCTCCCTTCTACGAAAGGTAATTCCCTTTCGCTATAACTCAATATTCATTGAGGCGGACGGTACAACTAGGCGTTTTGACACGCTCGATTGGACCAACGCTGACCTATTGGATACTGAGTCTGGATACAGAAAACGTATATTCCGTAAGGTGATAACATTGAAAATGTCTGCGGAAATAACCCATCAAGATATGGACCACCTGGCCAGCACACTACCTGTCACATCTATACATAGTACAATTGCCCTTACCAATTAAAGTTTTAAGTTGAGTTTTAGACACTTTTGTCCAATTAACACTGTTTAGGAGATATCATGGCATACGAGCGCCCAGGGGTTTACGTTAAGGAAGCCGCTTTTACAACGAACATTTCAAACGCGACTGGTGCAACTCCAGGTGCATTCATTGGCTTGGCGGCTCGCGGCCCAAGTACGCCAGTACTGGTA